CAAGTTGCAACAGAATACTGTGCTGTGGTTTTGAGTCGTGAGTTGGCCGATCGGATTGTGACGCCAGCGCCAGGCGTAATTGTGACCTGACCTGCGCCTAGTTGCATGATGTTGATCTGGGTGCCGATACCAAAGTTAACGCTGCTGGATGGTGGAATTGTAAAAGTAATTGCTGAACCATTGTCAAGCGTTACGAGATCGCCGTCGTCTGCGAGCACAGCGGTGTACGACGTGCCTGTTTGTGCGTTCAACGCAATTTGCGCGGTAGCCAAAGCGTTTTGTTGCGCGGCGGTTAGTACCTGTCCAGCGGTGAAACTTTGCCTAGTTGCCATAAGTGCTCCTTATCCTAAAACATTCTCTGCGTCGAGTGTGCCATACACCGCGTCATCCAAGATGAGTTCATAGACGATCGTGGTTGGCGCGGTTGAGTACAGCACGCTGTGGCCTGTGCTGAAATCCAGACGATGCTCTATGCCCTCAACTGACAGCTCTTGAGCCAACTGGCTTGTGCCAGTACCGCTAGCAAACGTCTTTTCTACGCTGATTGTGTCACCAATATCAACAGTTGCCAAGGTGTCTTTTTGGGCTGTGGTCAGCATTAGGTATTTGGTTGCCACGGACGTATAGCGCGGTTCGGGCTCTGGGTTTAGCAAGTATTCGGCAGCTGCTTGTATTTGCGCAGCTTCATGCAACAGGCTGTTAGTGATGCTTGAGGTTTGTATAAAATATGTGGCGATTGAGCCAGCGTCCGTTGCTGTGTAACTGTCCCCGTCTAAGCCTGTAACAACTGATCTGTTGATTACCGAATCCGCTTCAAATGAGATGCCTACGCCATCAAACTTGTACCCTGTGCCGTCATCTTTAAACTCTGCCATAGGCGCGCTTAAAGTTGTACCGATGCGATTTTGGAATGTAAGCACCCCAGCCCTTGACATAAACAAACGCCCAAACTCGGCGGTTTCGTTGATCTGGGTTAGGTATTGCAGCGCATTTGTTCCTGCCGGCACGGTATAAGGGCTGTCGTGGCCTAGGTTGACGGTGCCTGTAGCGATGCTTCGAGCGCCTGCAGGAAAGTCAACTTCTGGTAGATCTAGGACTGTTTCTATGCGTTCTCCTGATGTTTCCGTAGTGACGTTTAATTCGTCTAAGTAGGTTTGTGCCAATAGATAAAACTGGTCAGCGCAATACACGGTAACGGTGTCTAGACCGCCAAGCGCAAAGTTGTAATCATAATTGACGACATAACCGCTGAACAATGATTCGGGCACATTGGTGTTGCTGTAACGGATGAGCTGTACTGCGCGCAATGGGGCAAGCCCAGGCTTAGATTGCGGAGTGTCGTAAAACGGGCTGTTCTGGTCAAACGGGTTAAATATCCCGTCCACGTCCTGAATGGTAAATGTCATTGTGCCGGCGCTGAACTGATCGCCCACGTCACGGCGACCGCGGCGCACATTGATGCTGATAGTTGAGTCCATGACATCGGAAAACTCGGTTGTGCCGTCCAGCACATAGGTCGTATTGTCAAGCACGCCCTTTAATGAGTCGTCGAGCACGAACGCGTCAACTTGAAAACCTGTTGCGATCTTTAGGTCATAGTTGCCTGAATTGACTACGGCTGTGCCTGGCATTACGCCACCTGTAACTGCAACGGCCCAGCGCTACGCGAATAGGCGCGCAAAGCGTTAACGACCGATTCACCGATTTCGGCACTTGTGGCAAGTCCGCCTGTGACGTTGATAGTTATTCCGCCGCCTGTTTGCATTCGGTCTAATGGCACGACTGCTTCTGGGCCTGCTTCACCAATCACAGCAAGCATCCCACCTGGCTGATCTACGATGCCACCTTCAGCCATGCGCGGAATCTTGCGCGGAACTTGTGTTGCTGGGCCTGTTGCACCTAACTGTGGTACTGGCATTGTTGGGGCTTTTGGAATATCTGGCAACAACGGTATTGAATTGTACGCGCTAATAATTGCGTTGACCGCGCCAATTGCAGCGTTGACCATGCCAGCAAAAAACCCGATAACGGTGTTAACGATAAGGTTAATTCCATCGCGAAACCACTCAAACTTGTTGTATGCGGCAACTAAACCTACAATTAGCAATGCGATGCCTGCTGCAATAAGGCTGAATGGGTTGAGTGCCATTGCAATGTTAGTGGCGACAATTGCTGCGGCGACTGCGCCAATTGCTCCAGCAATGAAAAGAAATGCTTTGGGGTTGTCTTGAGCCCATGCAGCAAATTTGTTTAGCACAGGTAAAACGGCTTCAAGCACGGGCAACAGCGCTGCACCGATTGACTCTTTTGTTTCGCCAATTGAGTTAGACAAGATTTTCATTTTTCCTGCAGCGGTGTCTGCTGCAACTGCGGTTGCTCCGCCGAACGTACCGCCAAGCACGTCCATGACTTCGTTCAGGCTTGCGCCTTCTTTAATCATTGTTGCCATTTCTGGAGTCAATGATCGGAGCGCCTTAAAGTTGCCCTGGTATGCCTTGGCCAATGCGTCGGCCACGGTGGAACTGTCCATCTGGAGCGCTGTGCTGATGTCCATGACAAGATTCATGTCTTTCATGGCAAGGTCAACATCTTTTGTACCGCGCACCAAAGCCTCAAGGCTCTTGCGGTACTCGGTGTCAGCGATGCCAGACGCTCGAGACATTGCGCTGATCTGATCTTCAATCTGTGCGGTTTGCGCGGCTCCCGCGCCAGTCACATTCTGCAAAGTAAGCGCTAACGCCGCCTGTTCCTGCTGATCTTCCATTGCAGCCTTGGTTGCGTCACCAAGCGCCAACGCCAAACCGCCAAGCGCCGCAGCTGCCGGCACCGCCGCTTTCTTGATAGCAAACTGGGCTTTTTCTGACGTTGTTTCCAGTTGCTTAAATTGGGCAATAGCCTTCTTAATCCCTTTGCCGTCAAACTCTGAAATGATCGGGATATTAATTGCCATTACGCGGTCTCTCTGTTCGCTTCTTCCATGACGCGCTTGACCAATTGTTCCATCTCGGACATGACATCACTTTGGCGTTGCTCGTACGCTTTCCACATTACTCGCGAACGACTCCCATAGCGTGCAGTTAACGCACGGCCAAGCGAGCCAGCCATAGACGTGTCAAACATCGTGCCTGTTGCGCCTTTCCATTGAATAGCAAACGTGCCCACATTTGTGGTGTTACCGCCGTACTCTTTGATCGCTCGAGTATTGATTTTGGCAGCAATTTTTTGTTTCATGCCAGGTATCCACGGCAAAATCTGAAACCCAGACTTGGTCTGCCAGTTGCGCGCCATACCAGACAACGGGACGCCAGTAGGCACAAGCTTGTTTGCGTCGTCAATAACAGGCTGAACAATGCGCTTGTAATCCTTGGTAATTTCTCGGCGCAAAGATTTATCAATCTTGTTTAGGGTCTTTAAAGCATCCTTGAGCCCTACAACCTCAACCCTTGCCGATACAACCGCCACGTCATCTCCGTTTTTTGTTTGCCTCGTTAAGCACTTTAATGACCGTTGCTATGTCTCGAGCGTCAAACACAATGTCGCTAGGCCACCAACCGACCGCAACCAGTATTTCTGCTAGTTGGCGGCGGTAGGTGCCGCGTCCGTAGGGTTTGGGTCAGTCTCGTCCAATACCGGAATGATCTCCAGCTCTGGGTTCTTGCTAATCCATTCACGCCAGTTGTCGCCAACTTGCTCGCCTTTAAGTTTTAAAATCGTGTGCATCCAACAGCAGTAATCGCTGTAAAGCGGTTGCGTTGATAGTTGCTGAATGTTGCGACGCTCAAGCCGTTCCCATTCGGTAACCACAAACAGGTTGGTGTAGTAGTACTCGGGCGCGCTGTCGGGCGTGCGCTTTAATTCCAACTTGATTTTCATGTTTCTCCTATGTCGGCTTGGAGCCGTTGTTTATACGGTGGTGTCAATCGTCAACGCGCCACCCATGAACGTGAGGTCATAGGTTGACAATTCGCCAAGGGATGCGTTGATAACTGGCAATGATTCAAGGTAGCAACCAGTCAAAACAAACTTTGGGTTGGTTGCTGATTCGCTGCCTGATGCTGGTTGCAAGGTGATGTTGGTTTTGGTGCCAACCAAAGGCTGCAATGTTGCGTAAGTTTCGGTTGCAGCAAATGATGCGTACATCGTCAAGGTTACTTCGTTGTTGGCAAGGCCTGCGGTGTAACTGCGTGAGTTGGTGCCAAATGCGGTGTCTTCGAGCGCTTCAACCAGGTAGGTCAATGTCGCTGCGGTGCACATGTCGGTCAAATCAACGCTGTTGATCGTGAGGACTGGATTCGAGAGGTATGTTGCGCTAGCCATGTGTGTTGCTCCTTAGTTCTGTTCTGATATTAGATTATTTATGTTCGCTCGTAGTGGATTACGAAGTCTGGGCTTGGATAGCGCAATCAAGGTCGTAGCACGGGTATAGCGCGCCACCAATCTCAAGGCTTGACGGACGGCCAGCCATAACAATAATCGGCGAGCCAAGCACGCTTGCCACAATGCTTAAAATTTGACGCAGTACCGGCAGACCTGCTGGGCCTGACCCGATCACCTTTACAGGGAACTCGAGGCGTATCACGTTGCCGTTGCCAGCAATTGTTGTGAAGTTTGGTGCATCCAAATACACGCAATTTGGCACAAGTTTTGTTGGGTCGTTGACAACACGGAGCCCAGACACAGCGGTCAGCGTTGCGGTGACGTCATCAATTGCTTCGTTGAACAGGTCGGTGTAAGCCATTAGGCAACCGCTGGACGTGGGATGCCAAGCAGCTGCTTGACGATCGGGGTCAGGCTTTGCTGTGGTGCCGAACCCATGCCGTCAAACGTGGCGTAGGTTGCCTCTATTGACCCTCTAGAGCGCCATAGAGCGGCGCAATACATCAAGGTGCCTAATGTTGCGTCTCCGCCTGGCGAGGTCGTTAGGGAGTCGATATAACCGCTTTCCTGACGCCTGCGATAACAGAACTGGTTGCCTGCTGACACGGATTGCGTGAGCAACGTGTAATCGTCTGACGGGTTAGCAATGGTAATGCCAAGATAAATCATAACATCCGAGGCCGTTACCCATGTGCAAACTGGCGCATAGGACACGGTGCCAGACGCCGCCACTCGATCAACGCCATTAGCGGTTTTGGCATACAACACCTGATCGGCAATAGGAAACTGGTAGTCGTAAAGCAGATCGCCTTGCGTATCAATACCAATAAACAAATACTGTGGCAATGCGCGCACCGTGTAGGTACCGTTAAATGTTGCATCAACCCCAGCAACCGTGATTGAATTGCCGACTGCAATCTCCGATGGGGTCAGGAGTTGCAGTACGGCAAAGTTGTCAATCAGGTACTTGTTGGTAACTGTGTATGTTGCCATGAGCGGTTAGCCCGCTCTTGACTAAGCCAAAGCGATCGACTGCACCTGGTCGGCGTCAGCGATGAATGTGGACACGTATCCGTAATACGAGAATGTGCGGCCAAGGGTTGATGGTGCTTCTACTGACATCAATCCTCGTACCTGCTCGTAAAACTCGATTGCGGTTCCGCGTGCAACGACCATGGTGTTGCTGGCAAAGTTGCGGTCTGCAACGAGGTTCAATCCGAATGGGTTGAATACGTTTGCTTGTGTAACTCCGCCTGTGCCCATGCCGTTTACGCCCATGAGTCCTGCTGCGCCCGTGTAAGGGAATACTGGACGCTTGTCCACGTCAAGCTGACGACCCAACAATTCCCAAACGTTTGGTGACACAAAAATGTGATCAGGCAAGAAGTTGGTGTCGGTCAAAATGTTGACTGCTGCACCGTAAAGCGCGGTGATCAACGATGATGGGTCTGTCTGGTTGACTGTCCAAGTTGCGCCCGATGCTTGTGCACCGGCGACGATGGCGTCTGCTGCCACGTTGTCGCTTTGCAACATGTACTGTCCTGCAAGGTCACGCAAAATAATTTCCATTGCTGCGGGGCTCGTGAAGTCAACATCCTGAACTGAGAGGGTGACCTGCCCAGCTAGGGTTGTTTTTGTGCACACGTTCGAGGCAATAATTGGGGTTGTTGCTGATACTCCTGAAAGTTCAGGTGACTGTGCGCCTACCGACGTGTGGGTTGTCCACGTTGGACGGATAAAAGTTTTTTGATTGCCACCGTCTGGCATTGCGCGAGCGCCTACTGCTGCGACTACTGGACGGATGTAGTTCAAGTCCTCAAATACTGGGCCAAGAACTGGTACTGGCAAAAGACCAGGTGTATCGGTGGTGAGCACGTCACCTGCAGCTGCTTGTAATGCCGTTTGCTTTGAGATTGCAAACTCGCGTGCGGCTGCTGCAACGTTGCGGAATGTTTCTCCGCCGATGTGCATTGCTGCGAGGTATTCGCCTGCGGTTGGCAGATCAAACTTGCGCTTTGCTTGTGCAAATACTGGTGCAGTAGGGATGGTTGCC